CCCGCAGTGTGGAAGCGTTTGCTTTCGCGATTAGGACACCACCCGCAGTCCGCCACTGTCCTTATAAACTGTACTGTTTCAGTCATTTCAATCTCCCGCATTTCGCCTGCGTTGAAGTAGCATTTCCCTTACTGGGTGCATAACCCGCGTTATGCCTCACCTCAAACTGAGAGCCGTGGTAAACCTCGCTATTCGTGTAGTCTGAGATTTGCCACATTCCAGACCCTTCGTTAAAACACCACGCTAGATCTGGATAGTTATCATCCGGCTTGCTTAACTTGAATAGCGTCCCACCTATTTTCTCTAGGTGCGTAGCTGCGGCACGTCTAGTGGCTAACACTTCAGTTAAGCGGGACTGGCCATCAGTGGCTTCGGTTGTTTCTTGCATTTCACTCATTTCAATCTCCTGTTGTTGTGTTCGTTGCGGCCAGCCCCTTACCTTCTACGTTATGCACCACGAATCCAGCGCATGAGTCGCCCGAGCAGTGTCTTCGCTCTCGCTGCATCCCTATCAGCTTTTAGCTTTTGCTGGTAGTCGATAGCCTCAATCGCTTCCGCCATGCTTACCGGAATGCCCATCCTTATTTTCTCACTCACCGCTTCAAGTCTTTCATCCATCTTTATCCCCAGTTAAAATGCCGCACTTCAAAGGTAGGCGGTTAACCCTTTATTTCATCCGGACTCTTAGGCGTTACAGGCATAAATGATAGGTCGATGAAGCATTCTCCGAACTTTAGCACCAATGTGAATACCTGCCGCCCGTGCAATTTCGTAACCGCTGGCCCTTGCTGTGCCATAGCGAAATAGAGGCAGATGCTTTCCACGCACTGCGCTGGAGGAACTGGATCGTCGTGCCATGGGATTGCCACTAAATCAAAATCTCGTGCCAGGCTCCCATGTACCGCTAGCGCCCAGCCTTCATTCCGAAACATCTCTGCCAGTTCTGGGTAGAGGCAGGCCGCATAAATCGGCGCATAGTTCGCTTCTCTCATTTATCACTCTGTCCAGCAGCCGTAAACGGCACGTGTTGTATGTTTCGGCGCTTGATCCCCGCATCTTTTCGTACCTCTTGCAGGCGCAGGCCGCAATACGGACACCAGCGCATACTATTTTCGTGCGGCGCACCCTCGTCTAGGACAAAAAAGTGTCCGCAGCTGGTGACCCAAAATCCGTCGTCGTCTTCAATCCAGTTACACGTTTCACTCATTTCAAGTAGCCTCCATCTCTGGTTGCGTGTCGGCAATCAATTTGGGGGAGTCATCAATCAGCGACCAGCCCTTAGATTTATCAATCAATCGACCAGACGCGATTGCAAGCGCCTTCATTCTCGTGTCAGCCTGCCAAACCTCAACGATTCGAGTCGAGGCGTTAAGCGCAATTCGTGCATTCTCAAGATCAACATCATTATTTATTGCGGAAGACATAATCTGAGACAGGAAATTGATCAATTCCTGTGGAGTCGTCGGCGCTTCTGTTTTACGATCACCAAATCCTAGTTTCATTTTAATAACCCTTTTAATTCGTTAGTAAGATAAAAAATCGTTCTCAGTTCTGAGTTCGATTCAAGTTCCTTCGCCTTCTTTTTGCTAAGTTTCTCAATCGCGTTCCGACGTGCTCTGACTGCTGCTTTGCATTTTGCTTCTGATGTTTCTGATTTTGATTCATAAATCGAATTGAAAACAAGCTGGTCACGTCTTTTACCTGATCCGCCAGCACTAACCATCCCGAACATGCCGTATTCGCTAACAGCGTCAGTCCTTGATCCATATCTTGCGTGTAACGTTTGTTGCAGTCTACATGCGTCAACAACGTGCATCGGACGATCCCGAACAATCCTACAAAGCACGTCATAAGTTACATCCTTGGGTCGCAAAATATGTCCAAATAGATATGGATTGTTAAGAAGCGCAAACATCTTGCTTTGGCCTTTTTGCACACGAATTATCTTAAGCCAAGTGAATAAAGGGAAACCGTTTATGTTCATGCAGCAACCTTCAGCCCATACTGTGCTTGAAATTGGACGAAGCCCATAAGCACGGCACGCAGTCGGTTAAACTCCTTCTCGCTCAGTTCTAGGCTGTTGAGGTATGCACGCACCACGTCCTGATTCTCTACTACGGCTGCGCGTTTTTCCTCGGCTGTGGGTGGGGTACTCACTGCCTGTTCGGCTACTAGCTTAGCTTCGGCCATGCGCTCGGCTTCGACTGCTACGGCTACTGCTGCTGCAGTGCGGGCTTCCTCGGCTTTCTTATCGAGTTCCGCCTTCACGGATTCTGCCTCTTTCCATGTGGCGATGCGCCGCGCCATAATCGCGGCGAAGTCCTCCGTTGGCTTGGTGCAAATTTGCGCGAAGTCGTGAACTAGGTAATTGTAGTTCACACCATCAACCGTGATGGCTTTGGTATTATCCGCAATCTGGTCGGCCATTTCATTAGCTGCAATCTTCTCATTTGCCAGCGCGCTTGATACCTTATCTGTCATCGACTCAAGCGACTTCAGCCCCTTGATGGCATCGCTGAAAACCTGCATCGACCATACTGGCATCCAATTTCCGCCAATGCGTTCATTCAGTTTTGCAACGTGCCTATTCATTTCAAGAGAAGCATTGCGTACAATCTCGACACGGCGGTTCTCTTTCTCGGCCTTCACCAGTTTATCCAGCGCCAGGCGCTTCACCCGCATTTGCTCGCTGATGGTGTCAACGGTGCGGAACAGTTCATCAATGCTGGCGGTCTGTGCCAGCGCCTGCGACTTTGCCAGCGCCAGCCGTTCCTCGCCGTCCTTGAGGAATTTCACCATCTTGTCAGCGTCGGCAAAGTCCTGGTCGTTGACCAGCGCGGTCTTGATTCCGTCGATAAAGGCCTGTGCCGACAGCTTGAATGAATCAAGATTGGTCGCCAGCACCCTGCCTTCGACCTGAATTAAAAGGCCGGGCAATGCTTCGATGGCGGCAGCGACAGGGGCAGCAACAGTTTCGACGTGTTCGTACTCGGCGAGGTCGATGGCAAACTGTTTGCAGGCCGCGATAATATCGGCTCCCATCGCTGGGTTCGACTCATACCATATTTGCTTTGCATCAACTAGATTGCCGTTTGTATCCCACTTCGACGCCATGAACAAGCAGCGGGTGGCACCAGAAACCATTAGGCCGCTCTCGCATTGCGGGTGATACTCCGCCGGAAGAAATCCAGCATCCAGCGCATCTGCCAGCTTGATATTGAGGCTTTTGTGTTCCCATGTGGTGTTGTAAGCCTGGTTGATGCCATCGAGCGAAACTGAGATGAGCACACCGTCTATAACGTCGCTCATGACCATCGCCGACAGATCATCTTCAAGTATGTCTTCGGCCATTGGTCGTGCCAGTGCCTCGCATCTGTGCCCTTCCTCGAATCGCTCTAAGGTGGCTGCGTCATACTCAGGTTCAATGCCGGTGGCCTTGCGGCGCAGCATTTCGGCGCGGGTGACGTAGCTCGACAGCCCCATGATGGCGGCGATCTCGCTGCCGTTGAACATGCCGGGCGTGGCTCGGTAGGCTTTCCACTCAGAGCTACCCTGAGCAAGTTTGTGAATCGTTCTCATTTTTCTGCTCCTTCATATTCTGCGGTAAATTCCGAATCAATCGGCGGATTATTTTTAGCTGCCACAAAGGCCAGGATGCGTCCTTCCTGAACATCGCTCAGGGTGAATTTGTTTTTGGCAAAGTCCATCAGGTTGCAGGCTTGTGCCTTGCCGGATTCGACATTTGAGAACCATCGCTCTATGCTTTTGTCTTCGCATGGCGGAAGTTCCGTCTTTTCCAGCCTAGTGACTTCACCGGTGCTGCGGTCAATGCTGCCCATGTCTATTTCCCTGCCCTCCATTTCGTCGGCGGTTGGAGCTGATCCAACTTCCGGAAACGCCTTACGCAATGCCTGCGCCTCGGCACACTTTGCAAGCTGCCCGTATGGGCGGCGTGCCCACATAGAATTAGGCTGCTTGGAGTTCTTTCCGGCGGTGGCGTAGTTCTCTTTCCATCGCTCGGTCGCGGCAAACTCAGCAAGCTGGCCGTCAGGCATCAGGCGCTTAACGATCACCTTGCATGAAGCCGGGTAGGTAACGGTGAGCGCCGGAATGTGCTTTCCCTCGTAGCCGGATTCTTCCGGGAAGACCTCAGTCACTTCAACGCCGAAC